TCACCTCATGCAAACTTCACGGCATGACCTACTCACTTCTTCTTGTTCAAATTTGGCGCGAGCAGTTTCGTCGTCTGCCTCCCGACATCAACGAGCTTTCCAACTATCCGCTGGAAGCACGTGTTGCCTGGAAGCAATTGATGAAGCAAGCCACACGCGGCTACACGAACTACCGCTAAATACAGGTTGACGCATTTGTCAACTTGTATTTAATTTTTTGTAACTGTCTGATACACTCTGTCAGATGGCACGCAAAATTCAAACCCTGGAAGATCACGAACAAATTGTGGACAACGTCATGTCCGGTATGTCCCTGCACGCTGCAAGTCGCGCTGTCGGCTTAAAGACCAGTTCAATGTCCACCGTAACGCAGACGTTGTTAGAAGAAGCACGGATGAATTTGCAGCGGGCGAGCAACATTCGCAAGAAAGATGTCATTCTCGGCGTACTCGACGCCATCGAACGTGCCCGTATCGCAGGTGAACCCAATACCGAGATCAACGGGTGGAAAGAAGTCTCAAAATTGATGGGTTTCTATGCGCCCGAGGTCAAGCGCATCGACCTCAACGTCACACAAGGTAAGTTGAAATCCAAGTTCGAGCAGATGTCCGACCAAGAACTGCTTGAAATGGCCTCACGCACAGTCATCGAAGGTGAATATGAGCTTGACTAATGATATGCCCCTCAACGCGGGGGAGGAATCGGGTCAAATTTGCCCGGTATGCGACCTTTTTCACGACATCAGCGACTTTCATGCGCCAAACGATCACGTATGTGACGGTTGTAAAGACGATGGCTGTGAAATTCCCCCACCGACGACGCAATTTTTAGAGAAAAAACGCAGTCTCAAGCAACAAGCCAAGCAACTAGAGGTCATGGAAGTTGAATTGGCGTCGCGGATGCTGGCGCGAAGACGATTTTTGCATTACGTGCAAAAATTTGATCCCAAGTACACCGCTGGCTGGGTACATCAAGACATTGCCCGTCGACTCGAACGCTTCATGCGTGATGTGGCTGACAAAAAATCACCGCGTTTGCTGCTCTGTATGCCGCCACGCCACGGAAAATCACAGCTTACCAGTCGAAACTTTCCCTCATGGATACTGGGCCATCATCCCGAGTGGGAGATCATTGCCGCCAGTCATACGCAGTCGCTCGCCATGTCGTTCAGTCGTTACATTCGCGACCGTGTGCGTGATCCCGCCTATCAAGCGATCTTTCCCGACTGCAAACTCGACCCGGACAGCCAGAGTGTCGAGAATTGGAACACCACGGCAGGCGGCGGCTATCTCGCCGCTGGTGTGGGCACGGGTATTACCGGTCGTGGGGCGCACGTGGGCATTATCGACGACCCGGTCAAGGACATGGAAGCGGCGGACTCAGAGACGATACGCGAGAATACCTGGGAGTGGTACCTCTCGACGTTCTACACCCGGCTCGCCCCCGGCGCAGGCGTGCTCGGTATTCTGACGCTATGGAACGAGGATGATTGGGGTGGGCGCATCATTCAGCAGAACGAGTTTGATGACGGTGACAAGTTTGAAATCGTGCGCTACCCCGCCATCAACGAAGGCTACGACGAGTATGTCGACCCGGACGACCACATCGTCAAGATTTACCCCGGTGAAGCTCCGCCCGAAGGGGCCACCCTCACCCGCGCGGCCAACAGTGCGCTGCATGAAACGCGCTATGGCATTGAGTACCTCACCAAGCTGAAGAAGGCGTACTACGCCACCGGCAAGCAACGTATCTGGCACGCCTTGTATCAGCAAGCTCCGGCCCCGGAAGACGGCCTGTTCTTCACCAAGGACATGATTCGTTATGGAGACTATGAGAAGCGCGTGAGCTTCAACGTCTACCAAGCCTGGGACTTCGCTATTACCGAGAAGCAACAAAGCGACTGGACGGCCTGTACAACCCTCTGGCAGACCCCTGAAGGACAACTCATCGTGGCGGAGGTGCGCCGGTTCAAGAGTAACGACGGAGAGAACATCGTTGACCGCATTCTTGACGCTTACGAGGAGCATCGGCCGAACTTCGTCGGCTTTGAGGATGGGCAGATATTCAAGTCGATCAGGTCCACCTTTACCCGACGCTGTCAGGAGCGCGGGCTTTATCCTGCCTATGACATCCTCGTCCCGCTGACAGATAAGTTCGTGCGGGCGGGTCCGCTGAAGGGGTTGATGCAGTCAGGGCGCGTGATCATACAGGCCGACCGGTCGTGGACACAGGACTTCGTTGATGAACTGCTCAAGTTTGGTGCGGCGAAACATGACGACATGGTCGATAGCACAAGCTGGTGCGCAAGGGTGGCGCTGCAACACGTACCGCAGCGTGAACGGAACCTCATACAGCGGCATAAAAGTTGGAAAGACAAGCTGACCGGGAACAACGCTTCGGTCAGTCACATGGCAGCATAACCAGGGGGTAGAGAGATGCAGCAACAGCAAGAGCAGGACAAAACACCACCGAAGGTGCGCGACACCGCCGCCGAGAGTGCGATCGTAGACGACCAGTGGGAGCGTTATACCTACCTGCGCGACAACGGGCATGTTGACTATCTGGTCAAAGCGGACCGGTGTGAAAAGTTCTTCGCCGGAGATCAGTGGGAGGATGATGACATCAGAACCTTGCGTGCGCAGAAGCGCCCTGCCCTCACCGTCAACAAGATTGCTTCTACGCTCGCTAGTGTATTCGGTGAGCAGATACAAAACCGCGCGGAGGTGCTATTCCGCCCCGCCAGTGGCGCACCCGTCGAGACGGCGGAAGCGCTCAGCAAGGTGTGGATGCAGATCGCACAGAACAACCAGTTGCAGTGGACGCGCTCGGAGGTGTTCGCTGACGGCTGTATTCGCAGCCGGGGCTTCTACGACGTGCGCATGAAGTTCGACGACAACATGCGCGGTGAGGTGGCGATCACCCAGTTGAATAGTAAAAACGTACTAATTGACGCTGACGCGGAGGCGTACGACCCCGACACCTGGGCTGACGTGTTCGTGAGTAAGTGGTTATCCTCTCAGGACATTGCCATACTTTACGACGAGGACAGCGCAGAACGGCTGAAGATCGAGGCGACGACGTTGTCACCTTATGGGTACGACCAGATCGAGCGGGTGCGTGACCGTTTCGCGCAGTCGGTGTTCAGCGCGGGGCGGTATGAAGAGAACGACCCGGCAGGCATCAGCCGCAACATCCGCGTGTTGGAGCGGCAGCATCGCAAGCTCGACAAGCAAGAGCACTTCGTGGACATCAGCAACGGCGACACCCGCCCGATCCCGGCTGATTGGGACCGGGAGCGCATCGCCTCGGTGTTAGAGCGCATGGGTGGGCAGATTGCGGTCACCAAGAAGCTCGTGCAGCGCATTCGCTGGACGGTGACGGCGGGCAACCTGGTGCTGCACGATGAGTGGTCGCCCTATAAGCACTTCACGCCGGTGCCGTTCTTCCCCACTTTCCGCTATGGCCGCACGATCGGGCTAGTGGAGCATCTGGTGGGCTCACAGGAGCTGTTGAACAAGACGCTCAGCCAAGAGCTGCATGTCATCAACACCAGTGCGAATAGCGGCTGGAAGGTCAAGGCCGGCTCATTGATCAACATGAGCATCGAGCAGCTCGCTCAGCAGGGGGCGACGACCGGCCTGGTGCTGGAACTCGACGACATCAACGGGGCTGAGAAGATACAGCCGAACCAGACGCCCAGCGGGCTAGACCGCGTCAGCTACAAGGCTGAGGAGCACATCAAGAGCATCAGCGGCGTGTCGGACAGTATGCAGGGCTTCGACCGGCCCGACGTGGCCGCGAAGGCCATCGCGTACAAGACGCAGCGGGGCGCACAGAACTTCACCAAGGTGATGGACAACCTGGAGCGCACGGATTGGTTGTTGGCACGAAACGTACTAGACCTAGTACAACAATACTATACCGAGGAGCGTGTGATCAACATCACACACGACGACCCGTCGCGTCAGGCTGAAACGATGACCGTCAACCAGCCGGACCCCATGACCGGCGGCATTCACAACGACTTGACGCTGGGCGAGTACGACATCGTCATTACTAGCCAGCCGTTCAGGGCCACCCTGGAAGACAGTCAATTCGAGCAAGCGCGTGCTCTGCGCGAGATTGGTGTGCAGATACCGGACGCGGTGTTGATTGAGAACTCACGACTCAATCGCAAGGCGGAAATCATCAAGCAGATGAACGGCGACATGGAGTCACCGCAAGCGCAGAAACAGCAAGAGCTGCAAATGCGCCAGCAAGAAGCTGCGGTGATGACTGCCGAAGCAGATGCGCAGAAAAAACAAGCCGACGCTCAGCTCTCACTCGCCCGCGCAGAAGAGATCAGCACAGGGGGCGACGGCGGTGCTGAGAGGCAAAAAGCGGAGATGGAACAGCAAGCCATGGAACAGGAGATGGAGCTGGAACGGCAACGCTTCGAGCTGGAACGCTGGAAGATGGAGCAGGAGTTTGCACTTAAACGTGAGCAAATGGAGCAAGAGTTCGCCCTTAAACGCGAGCAAATGGAGCAGGAAATGCGTATTGAAGAACAACGTGCTGAGCAGGATGCACGTTTGCAAGAGAAGCAAGCCCAGCAGCAGATGTTGCACGAGCGCGTAAAAGCCGCGCGTGAAACCGCTGCAATTAACAGTAGTAACCCCACCCAAACAGGAGAATGACATGGGATCACAGTCACAAGTGAGCAGTCTTATTGATGCCACGACGAACCACCTCACGAGTCAACGTGGGCACAAAGGCTATGCTGGTGTCAGCGACTATCTGACAGACGTGGGACGAGGTGTCGTTGAAGGAACAGACGTATTCAACGCGCTCGGTTATGTTGACATCGTTAACGCGCAGTCCGCCTGGGATGTTTGGCAAGGACCCACGGCTATCCAGCCCGAGCCCGTAACAGCGGGTTATCAACCGTCGATTGTGTCGAGCAGTGCGAACGACGCCGCAGCAGGGACAGGTATTCGTCGCGTCAACGTGCTTTATCTTGATACAGCGGGTAGAGAGCGAGAAGAAGCTGTGACGCTTAACGGCGTAACTGCCGTAAACATGGTGGCAACGAACGTCATGTTTATCCAGTGTATGCACGCGATAGAAGTGGGGTCAGGGTTGATCGCAGCAGGCAACATTGATGCGCGTAACGGCGTCACGGTAACCAAACGTATTGCTACCAGCGGAAATCGTTGCACGAGCACGATGCGCCAAGTCCCCGCAGGGCGTGTTGCCTACATCAACCAGTTTGTTGTATCCAGCAGCTCAAACGCCGCTGATAACAGTCAAGAAATTAAGTTGCGACTCCGTACAACAAACATGGGTGACGTAGTCTATCCCGGCATTTATTTGTTCAAGAAAAGCGTAACGCCCGTGCAAACGGGGTTGGTTGTCCCGATCAATCCGCCGTTGCGCGTACCACCACTCGCGACGATCAAGGTGTCGGCGTGGACATTAGGCACCGGGGCAGCGGATGCGTCGTGGTCAGGTTGGTTGGAAAACATTTAATTTTTTAGGAGAATGACATGAGTGACATCGCAGTTGAGCAGCAAGAAAGTTTAGTTGATCAAGCCGTTAACCCCGAGACCGTAGCGCCTGAGACGGCAGCGCCTGAAGTAAAGGTCGAAAAAGACGCGGACAAGTTCATTCCCAAAGGTGTGTTCGACAACCGTCTGCGCGGCGAGCGTGAAGCGCGGGAGGCCGCCGAGCGCCGAGCGCAGGAGCTGGAAGCACGGTTGGGTCAACTGTCTCGCACCGAGGATGTGACCAAGGCTGAGGTGGAGATCACCAACCTGGAAAAACGGCACGGGCAACTGCTGTTAGAGGGTGACCACGAGCAGGCCGCGTCCATCATGCGCGACATACGCCTGAAAGAACGGCAAATCTCGATTCAGCAAGCGAACCACATGTCGACGCAGACCAAGGATGCCGCGCGGGAAGAAATGCGGGTAGAGATGGTCATCGAACGACTGGAAGCCACGCACGACATTCTCAACCCTAACCACGCCAGTTACGACCAGAGCGTAGTGGACGACGTGTTGGGGTGGCAGCAGGTGCTGATTCAGCGCGAACGCTTACCCCCTTCCAAGGCGTTAGCCATGGCCGTGGATAAGGTGATGCGTACGGGTAAAAACGAGGCACCGAGTAAGGCGGGTTTAGGGGCAGCCGCAGCGGGCCACGACCAGGTGAGCAAGAACCTGGCAACGGACAAAGCGCAGCCTGCCAGCTTGCACAACGCGGGGTTGGACAGTGACAAGGCCGGGATCAACGGGAAAGTGGACATCACCAAGTTAACTGCTGACGAGTACGCAGCTTTACCTGAAAGTACGAAGGCCAAGTTACGCGGGGATGTTTTGTAAAATAACTTGACCTTTCTAAAACTTTCTGTCAGATTATAGCGATACTCACGAATGACTACGTCGACACAGTAGTCTCTCGAACAACTACGTCGACACAGTAGTTCGCTGCGACCTCGTAAGGGCCGGACAAGCCGCAGCACAGCGAGACGTGCAGCTAGAGGACTTTGACACCTTTTTGTCAAAATTTTTATTGTTCGGTCACTTACATAAAGGAATTATCGTGGCGAATACAAACTTTGGATTACTCACCAGCAACGAAAAACTCGCGCACTCCATGGAATTTTGGAGTCAGGCCCGCAACTACTCGTTTATCAACAAGTTCATGGGGAAGAGTTCTAGCTCGATCATCCAGCACATCACTGAACTGACCTCTCTCAAGGGCGGCACGAAAGCCGTCATCACCCTCGTGGCCGATATGGAAGGCGACGGTGTGGTGGGTGATCGTACCCTGAAGGGTAACGAAGAAGTGCTCAAGTCTTACGAGCAAGTCATCACCTTCGACCAGATTCGCAATGCGAACCACAACGAAGGCCGCATGGCGGATCAAAAAACCATCATCAACTTCCGCGAGCATTCGAAAGACAAGCTGGCTTACTGGGCGGCTGACCGGATCGACCAATTGGCTTTCCTGACGTTGTCGGGCGTGAGCTATGCCCTGAAACCGAACGGCGCGACGCGCGTGGGTTCGGACTTCCCCTACCTGGAGTTTGCCAAAGACGTGTCCGCACCGACCAGCAAGCGCTTCGGCCAGTGGGATGAAGGCACGAAACAAGTGTTGTGGGGTACGGGCACAGCCGGCATCGTCGGTGGAGCTGTGGGCACCGGTGACTATCCGTGCTGGGAAATGTTCGTGCAGGCCAAAGCCTATGCCAAGGACAACCATATTCGTGGCACCGTCAGCAAGGCAAACGGCGAAGAGTTGTTCCATGTCTTCCTGACCCCGCAGGCAATGGCGCGGTTGAAGCTCGACCCGACCTACATGCAGAACTTGCGTCACGCTCAAACGCGCGACGGAGGCAACGCCTTGTTCACCGGTTCCAGCGTCAACATCGACGGCATCGTGCTGCATGAGTTCCGTCACGTGTTCAACACTTCGGGTGCGGCTTCGGGTTCCAAGTGGGGTTTGAACGGCCTGGTTGACGGCTGCCAGATTCTGTTCTGCGGTGCGCAGGCAATGGGCATGGCCGACATCGGCAACGCTGAGTGGGACGAAGAGAAAGACGACTACAGCAACAGCTTCGGCATCGCCATCGCTAAGCAGGTCGGCTTCTTGAAACCCAAGTTCTACACCCAGTACAGCGGCGGCACGGTGCAGGACCACGGCGTTATCAGCCTGTACTGCGCTCAGTAAGCGCAAATAGTCTGACGCTGTCTATTAGACAGCGTCAGGACAACCTCACATAAGAAAGGAAGCAAAATGGCAAAATTACTTGCAAGCAAAGAGCGCCAGTACCCGCTGGTCGCTGACTTCACCTTCAACTTCGACGACACGATGGTGACCACCACCGGCGTGGAAACCGACTTTGGCAAAGTGGCGTTGGCTGCCCGCTCTTACGCGGTGATCAATCTACCTTATGGCGCAGTGGTTACCGGCGGCTCGCTGATCCGCACCACCGCCTTCGATACCGCTGGCTACGATGTCACCGTGGGTGACGCTGCTGTGGCCGACCGTTACCTGGCTTCGACCGACGTTAAAGGCGCAGGCATCACCGCGCTGGTCCCCACTGGCTATGTCTCTGACGGCGGCAACATCGTCATCGGCGTGGCGACGGATGACGTTTGTACTACCGGCAAAGCGACGTTGCGCGTCGAGTACATCATCGTCGGACGCTGTCAGGAAATTCAAACGCACTAACAACCTAAGCGGTGAGCGGTGACGCTCACCGACTCAGTCACGAGGAGACGCTATGCCTATTTTCAAACTCAACCGTAACTTCACGCTACGTTCGTTGTACGGTCATATCATCAATTTCAAAAAAGACGTTCCCGTTTACGTTCCCCCAATCCTGGTCAATGAATGCGTGCATATCGGCGCAGAGCAGACGGACGGTACGCCGGACGTGCTGGGCGCTGAAGACGTAGCGGTTGTTGCGCTCACCTACGACGAACGGGCGGCTCGCATCTTCGAAGCGCTCGAAAAACTGGTGGCAAGGAATAACCGCGAAGACTTCACCGCGTCAGGTTTGCCGCAGTTGAAGGCGTTGGAACGGGAAACGGGTTTCTCCGTGGACGTGAACGACCGCGACACCTTGTGGCGCAAACGGCGCGAAGCGCTGGCCGGTGAGTAATCATGCTGACCCTAGCCGACTACTTCAAAGCCCACGGCGGACCCGCACGCTTCAGCCGCGAGATTGTTGAAAACGCGGTGGACTTGATTGCCCGCGCAAACGCGCTGCTGACAGATGCGGTGAAGAGTGGTCAGGTTGATCTGGACGTGAACCCGGTGACGGGTACGCTGATTTCCGGGCGCATTGATGGCGGCATCCGCTTACCTAACAGCGCTACCGGCGTAGGCACCAGCTCGCACAAGGAAGGTCGCGGGGTGGACATCTACGACGCGGACGGTGACATAGATGGTTGGATCACTGACGAGGTTTTGACCCGGCATGGGCTCTACCGCGAGCATCCTTCGCAAACAAAAAGCTGGTGCCATCTCACCACCCGCGCACCGCGCTCAGGTAAGCGGACGTTCTACGCATGATCATTGATCCGAAGGATTTAGCAAACATTGATTGGGCTGAGGCTATGCGCCAACAAGATGCTGAAATTTTAAGTAGAAAGGTCGCCACGCCCTCTGCCAAACTTACAGCGATGGATCGGCTAAATCTCTTTTGGGATTGGGTGGATAACCGGTCGATTATCCGCCGCCTGTCATTCGGGGTGACTGTGTGGATGACCTATCAGTCTTTCACTTGGGCGACGGAGTTTGCCACTACTACTACGAAAGACGGTGCTGAGGTTGGGATCATTATTGCGGCAGTCACCGCGCCGATTGCTGCATTGCAAGCATTCGTCACATCAACTTACTCGTCGAGTCGAGACAAATGACCGCGTGGGAAATTCTAGGAGCCGTCGTATGTGTAGTGTCTTCTGTTGGCGCAATTGTGCTTGCCGCGCTCATTCTGTACATCCTGTTGTTCAGACCGCAGACATTCAGGGAATGATATGGTCACCTACTTACGTGTTGCAAGCGTTGTTGCCCTCCTCGCTTTGGCTGCGTATGGCATTAAGCAAATTTATGATGCTGGCTACGATGCACGTCAACAAGAAGTGGACGTGGCTAATGCGCAAGCTCAAGAGCAAGCCTTCAATGCTTACTTCGATGAGATCGAGCGCGGTCAGCAACTCTCAGCTCGTCTGGCCGCAACGCAGACGAAGCTGGCTCATGTGCAGCGGAACAGCGCCGTGCTTGCTGCTCGTGTCACTGGTACTTGCCCTGATGCTCTCCGGGTGCTCGTCGCCTATGCCTCAACCGGTGCAGATGCCCCTGTGCCCGAAGCCGCCAGCGCACCTGCTGGTGAGACCGGAGCCGTTGGTACCCCTGCCCCCGCTGAAGCCGACGCCCAGCCCATTGCAGAAAACATTGCCGTGAACTACGCGCGGGGTCACGCCTGCGTTGAGAAGTTAAACGCCCTGATTGATTTTCATGAGCCTGTTCAATGACAACACACATTAGCGACGGAGAATGGACAGGTGATGAGCGGAGATCAATTCCCGTGCATATTCTGAACTACATGGACACGAGGCTGGGTGAACATACTACTCGTATTGAAGCGTTGTTTCAGGATCATGTCACTGACGAGATGGAGCGCTACGGCGACATCATCAACCGTATTGATGCCTCCGCTAAAGCCTCGCAAGACCGGCACACGGCTTTAGTTGATCAGATTACGGTGTTTACGGGCAGGGTCGAGTTGGTAGAAAAAGCATTTCCCGAATCGAAGCAGGGCTGGCCGGATTACAACAAACACCACGGCTATCACAGTACGGTGGAAGACAAGCGAGTCTGGTGGTCATCTGTACGTGATCAGGCGTTGAAGAAGATGTTCGAGTGGGGGCTGATCCTGCTGGTTGGTTGGTTTGGCATCATCGTTTGGCGCTCATTATTGTTAGGACCGCAATGACACCCTGGACTGAGTTCTACCTCGCAATGATCAAGAGCGCACCGCTTGCGCCGGAGTTTGTCATTGAATACGCCGCACGAGATGCGGCTATAGAGTTTTTCCGCGAGACGCATGTGTATCGGCGCACGCTCAATTATTTCATCACCGAGCCGCTGATGGCGGGTTACGTAGTACCCATTCCACCGGAAACGCGGCTAGAAGCCACTGAACAAGTGCTGGTAAATGGGGTGGAGATTCCGAAGGCGTTGGGTAGTCAGGCGCTAAACACTTACGTGAGCCAACCAGGCGCTCCGCGTGAGTATTACCTGATCAGCGACGATCACATGCAGTTCAACCCGGTACCGGATGGCGTCTATGCCGTGCAGGTGCTGGCGATTCTCAAACCTAGCCGCGCATCCACCGGGCTGGACGAAACAATGTACGAGCACTACGCCGACACCATCACGCATGGTGGATTGGCAAAACTATTACTGGAACACACTGCACCCTGGGCGAACGCTCAGTTAGGCGCATGGCATCAACAGATGTTTGATCAAGGTATCGCGCGGGCACGCGGGCGCGACCATCGTAACGTACCGCTGCGCGTTCAATACTCATCATTTTAATTTAAGCGAGGTGCATCATGGCAATTGCAGCAAAAGACATTATTCATCGTTCGGTAGATACCCTACAGGATACAACATCTATCCGCTGGCCCATTAGTGAGTTGGTTCGTTACCTCAACGACGGTCAGCGCGAGGTGGTGCTGTATCGCCCAGACGCGATGATCACCAATGCAGCACTGGATTGCGAAGCGGGTAGTAAGCAAACGCTCCCCACTGGTGGAGCAAAACTTATTGACGTTGTGCGCAATACAGTCAGCAAAAGAGCGGTGCGCCTGACTAATCGTGAAATCCTCGACTCACAAATGCCGGGTTGGCATGGTTACACCCCAGTTGCTGATGCGCTGCATTATATGTTCGATCCGCGTGATCCGAAGGTGTTCTACGTTTATCCGCCATTGCTGACAACTGCCTCGCTGGATATTGTGTTTGCAGCATACCCTGCCAATATTATCGAGCCAGGTGAAGGGGCTTCGCATGATGATGTTGGGGGCAATATCAGCCTGCCGGATATTTACGGCAACATTCTAAATGATTATGTTCTGTATCGTGCTTACACGAAAGACAGTGAGTATGCGGGTAATGGGCAAAGGGCGCAGAATCACTATGCCGCATTCGCTAACGCGCTGGGTATCGAGATCAAGGCCACGGTGGCGGTTGCGCCGACTTCGCAGAACAACCCGAATATCGCGCAGCAACGCGGTCAAGCACAGTAATAGGAGACCTCCATCATGCCAAGACAGGTTTCAGTAGCCACAGACACCATGTTGTTGTCGGATGATGTGGTGGAGGTTGTTTTTCCGTTAAACACTACACCGGTAAACGTCACTATCACGTTGCCAAACATACAAGACGCCAGTGGGCGCAGCTACCGCGTCGCCAAGAGTCTCGTGAAAGATAACGAAGGCCCTTTTACAGTCACTGTGACAGGCGCAGGACTGGGCGGGGGAGTGGCCGCAAACAAAGTTTTCGCTATCACGGATAAGTTCGTGGGCGAGACGTTTACCGCATCGTGCAACGCACTTAAAACTGTGTGTTCGTGGGTGCAGGCGAACGCGGCAGGCATTGTGCCGAAGACGAGCACTTACACGGCTACGACCTCAGACACTGTGATTCATGTTGATACGACAGCGGGCAACGTCACCGTCAACCTGTACACACAAGTCGGCAACGCGGGTAAGAAGTTGCGCATCGCCAACGTCAATGGTGCGAACAACGTCATCGTTGATGGGCACAGTACGGACAAGATAATCAACGCTTCAAATGTCTCCGCAACAACAGTTACCGTCTTGCCGGGTAGATCGGTGAATTTGATTGTCGCCAGCTCACCTACCATTAAATGGAAAGACCAAGCGGTGGATATTCAAACGGTGACGCTGGCAACTACCACAGCGGGCGCGGGCACAGCCCCGGTAGGTGCTGATAAAACCGTGGTCAATGTTGACGCAACGGCGGACAACATCACAATCACCCTGCCGGCAGCAGCGGATCGGTTCGGCAAGTCAACCATCGGCCCGGTGGTGTTTGTGTCGAAAGTGGACAAAACCGCCAACACGGTGACGGTCAG